GGAGAACGCTAATGTCTAACGAGATACAACAAGCAATAATACTTATACCCATGTTGATATGCATCTATGGTGCATATCTTTTGATAAAGGATAAGCAAGACAAATGAATATATTTGAGATCCTAATATTACTGATACTTTCCTACTTTGTTATAGGAAGTCTGATAGTTTTCTATTACGTTAAATCAAAAGGCTATTTTGATTAAGGTCCCGACTAAATGTATTAGTCCCGACTTTCCGACTTGTCTTCTATAACTGCTCCCGACTTCTGTTCTAAAGCCTTAGTCCCGAGTAGATCAGCAAGACGTCTCTCAACTTCAGTCCGACTCATCTGATCAACCTTGCCATGCAATACTTCCCGACGATCAACAATTAATCCCCCGACTTTCAAAAGTAAGTTCTGAGCATTTATCGCCGCGGTAAAATTCCCCTGGGCCCATGCGTCATCTCTCAACTTATACAGATCTTCTACTGCCTTGTCATGCGTAAGCTCGAACTTCTTCTTAGCCTCGACCATCAGCCGGTCATATTCTCTTCTTACATGCGCATACTTTCCTCCCTCACGCATATATCTTCCGACAACAATAGGATTCTTAAATCCTGCTTTTTTTGCCGCCTCTGTAAAACTAAGGGTAGGATCGTTGACTGCATTCCATACAAGCAACCTCTGACGCTTGGTAAGCTTCTTCTCTCCCTCACTTAGGTATTCGATAGGCATGTCATCTGTTGGTTCCAATACAGGCTCTACCTTAACGCTTGCTCTCAATCTTAGATCTGGTGCTGGCATCTTTATTCTCTCTCATTTTTACGCTTATAAGTCTACAATCATATCTTCGTACAAATCTTACTACATCTGGTCTCTCAAAGAAAGATATGAGATCTTCGTTCAAATATTTCCTTGATGATTCCTTTAATCTTTTCATACTTTTGTCAAGACCTCTGACAAAACTCTGACAAAACTATCAGCTCCCTGTAAGGCCTTATAATATAATAAATAAAAACACATATACCTATATATATATATGTTATATATACCTTTTGTCATACTTTTCCTTACCCACCCTTTTCTTTTACTATTTTCGGGGGTTTTAGGGTTATTCTCAAGGGGTATCCTGACAATATGACAAAACTGCCAAAAGTGCTCTGCTACAGCTTTTGCAGGCTTTTGCCAATTCTGACAAAATGACAAAACTACCCCAATATAGGAGTAATCTGTAAATAAAAGGGGTGCTTTTGTCATATTTCTAAGACAAAACTATTCGTCATCTTCTGGCTTGAAAACAATTTCTTTTGTAAAACCAAAAGTGTCATACAAGATATCATCTATTTTTTGTATGCCTTTGTCCGGAGTGTCTGAATAAGAAAGCATCTGAGTGGTGCCGTAAGTAAAGATCAATAAAGAAACATCTTCTGCGATAGCTCCTCTTTCAATAAAGTCTGTAAACAGATAGTCAAGCCTTCGCTTCATCTCTTCTGCCGTAGGTGGACCTTTTTTAAATGGGATTATTTTCATATGTTTATTGTATACGTAAGTGGGATCTTTTGTCGCAAACTAGATCCCAAAGTTTGTATGTATGGCGACTGCACTTCTATTGTTTATACAAGCCGAATGACTGCCTGTTCCGGATTAAATAATATAAAGTAAGGTTGCGCAGACAATCATTCCCAATATAGAAATGTAAACTAGATTATCGTGATCCATTTACCCGTCCCCATATTTAAAAGATTGGTCCTCTCTGTGAGCTTTCCAGGTTTGTTCTAAATAAGAGCTATCTATTAACAACCAGTTACTGCTTTCATTTCTAACCTCTTTCATGCCTTTGCAAAATTGCGCAAAGTCTTCGCAACCTTCGTGCAATATTTCCTCTGCGGCAATGTCGGCATCTATTAATAAGTCTTTTAGTCTACTCATGTTAGTTAGCCTGTTTGGTTTTATCGATAACAAAAGCAGCATCTTCTATTGCGCTATGCAATACGTTGATAAGTTCTTGCTCGTATCCTTCCGCCTTAAAGAAAAGGCCAATAGCTAGGTTGTGTACCAATAAATAAGATCCAGTTATAGGATCTATCGTGTTGTCATCTTTATTGACAGTACATTCCTCTGCGTAATTTTTTAGCATATCTATAGACAGATTAAATGCTAGGCTTGAGTTCTTCTCCAACTCTTCGTTTTTATTAATATCCATATGTTTCTCCAAAGATAATAAATTAATTACAATTAGTATAATTGATTTGGTTTACTTTGCAAATGTATTTTGATACTATTTATATAAATAATATTTTGGAGAAAATATGAATGAGCTAAATAATCTAATTGACCAAGCTATAGGGATACCTACAGCAACTGGTCCAAAACATCTATTAGACATGCAAACAGACTTAAGAGCCTACAAAAGGTTAACAGAGTTTGTTAAGTATATCTATGATCACCATCCTGCGTTGTTCGACAAGGCATATTCAAAATCTATGGAGAAAGTAAATGAAAACTAAAGAAGATAAAAATATAAAAAAGAAACCTGCATCTGGGGTTAGGGCTAGAAATAAGAAAGGCCGATATGTTGGCGACGATAAATCTACTCCAGATATAAACGAGGCTTATGCCGATGGAAAAACCCCTAAGCGTAAGACTAGGAAAAAGTCTGTAAAGCAAAAACATCCGGTTCAAAAGGTGAGACAACCTTTGACGAATGCAGAGTTTTTACAAGTAGCTATTATTATAGGATTAATAATCTTTTTTATTTATTGCTCTAACTAATGCCGTTAAGAGACTACCAACAAGAGGCGTTAGACGCTTTGGAGAGCTATGTAGCTTCGCAAGAGGGCAATCCCCTTGTTGTAATGCCTACTGGCTCTGGTAAGTCTCATGTTATTGCAGACTTTGTTCTGCATATGAACCAACAAAAACAACAGAAGACTTTAATCGTAAGCCACGTTAAAGAAATACTGTTACAAAATTATGAGAAGTTACAAGATGCTTGGCCCTATGGAGATATAGGATTGTATGGAGCAAGCTTGAAGAGTAGAGATACAGACAATGATATTATCTATGCTCAACTTCAATCAGTTTGGAATAAGGTAGAGTTACTCCCACAATTCAACCTCCTCGTTATTGATGAGGCCCATCTTGTTCCAAAAGAAGGTGAGGGAATGTATCGTTCCCTCATCTCTTCTTTAAAAGAAAAAAACAAAGATTTAAAAGTCGTTGGGTTTACCGCAACGCCTTATAGATTAAACTCTGGAATGTTGATAGATGGAGATGGATCTATTTTTGATGATATTGCTATAGATTATGGTAGCGGAGAAAACTTTATAAAGCTTATAGATGATGGCTATCTATCACCCTTAGTAACCAAGAGCATGTATACTGAATACGATGTAGAGTCTGTAGGAATAAGGGGTGGAGAGTTTATTCAAAGTGATCTACAAAAGAAAATGAATGACAAGGGAAGATCAGAGAAAGCTATCCAAGAGGTTCTTATAAAAGGACAGGATAGAAAGCAATGGTTAATCTTTTGCGCCGGTATATCTCATGCTGAAATGGTCTGCAGACTTTTGAATTTCAGTAATATTGGCGCAAGGGTTATTAGTGGAGAGACACCGCAAGCTGAGAGAGAACAATTAATAGAAGATTTTAAAAATGGAAAAGTTAAAGCTTTGGTAAATTGCGACGTTTTGACAACTGGATTCGATGCCCCTAACACGGATCTAATTGTCATGCTGAGACCTACCCAGTCACCTGGACTATATGTTCAGATGATGGGTAGGGGGATGCGTATAGCTGAAGGCAAGAAAGATTGTCTAATATTAGACTTTGCAAAAAATATTGAACGCCATGGTCCAATAAATCAAATCAAGCCAAACGAAAAGGGTAAACGTAAAAAGACAGGCAAGGCTCTTGTTAAAACCTGCTCTGCATGTAATTCATATGTTCCTACTAGCGTAACGATATGTCCGGACTGCGGTCATGCTTTCCCTGTACGAAAGTTAGATCTAGATATGGTTTCATCTAAATTAGACATCATATCCAATACAGCCAAGAAAACTAAGTATGAAATTAAAGTAATAGATATGTGGGTAGGACAACATCAGAAAATAGGATCCCCAAATCCAGTTCTAAAAGTGTCATATAAAACCCCTAATAAAATAGTTAGTGAGTATATATGTTTTGAGCATACTGGTTATGCACGTGACAAAGCTATTAAGTGGTGGAATCAAATGGGAACACCTGCAAGTTTACGCAAGTCTCCCCCAAGAACCGTAGAGGAAGCCTTGTTTAGGCAGTTAGAAATAAAGACCCCAGATATAATAAAGGTAGATTTTTCTGGAAAATTTCCTAATATAGTCAATCACATATGGAGATAGGTAAACCTGCAGCATTTTATCCTTTAAGAAA